GGCCGCATCTTCATCTCAATGCGATTGCGGCCACAAAGGTAAAAATCAGCAAGCCAGCATTAACGTCATGACTCGCACGATCACCCCTCTGCCATGCACTGGAGACGGTGTTGACCGCGTTTATCACGAGACAATGGTTAAAGCTTTAAGAATCGAACTTGATGGGCTTCGGCGTCAGATCGTGATAAACGAAATCGTTGCCAACTAAGTGAGCTGACGGAAGTAACAATGCACATTGTTCAAATTTACAGACAAAGATATTCGCATTAACACCAGCACTATTAGCAATTGCAAATGTTTGATCAACAATTTGTTGGCAGTTCAATGTGCTTTTGAGGATGTATCCTTCTGGAGTCAGTCTGCAAAAACTATCGTCAGAGTCTTTGATTGTTTTCTGGTAAAGAAAGAGAAGCATAAACTCTTCAAATTTTTTGGTCTGTTCGGCTGTAGCTTCAAATAGACGAACGTGAATATAAAACTGGTCCATTAGATTTCCTTGCTGGGTGTGTGAGAACTCCAGCATACCACCGAGCCTGACGTGGTTAAAAGACAGGCATAACAACAGACTTTGCAATGCAGTGAATGCGGCTATGCGCACGCGGCTCAGTTAAGCGGTATCACTCGTTTCTAAAAAGAGTGGGGTGGAAAAGAAGCTGTCGATACCAGTTGTTAACTGGCTGGTATCACCGGGAGGCACCCGGCACTGCATTGCAAGGTCTGTTAGGAACTCAAATTCAAAAGAGGGCAAGAGGATGAGCGAGGTAATTTTTAGCTTTGATAATTCCAGTGACGCAGTACGAGCCGGAATAGAGATGAACAAGGTTGATCCGTCTCTGCGTTATATGCAGATGCGAACAACAGTATGTGTCATCTGGCATGCAAACATCATTGCGGCCACACAAGCCGTTTTGGATGCAGGTATCCCCTGCACTTTTCAGTACTGGAATGACATCAAAAATAGCCATCGCAGAGGGTAAGGAGATGATTCGAGACGAAGACAAGCCAGCAGGGCGCCGGTTCTGGTTGAAGGTTGTTCCGTTTTTGGTTGCGGTCGCATCGGTAAGCGTTCAGTGCTGGGGTGGCGTATGAGCAGAAATGGCATTCGTTCACTGGTTATTGTTCTGGCCATCTGCCTTGTTGCCTGGTCAGCGACCATTATAAAAATTCTGCATGTTACGGGGGGTGTTTAATGGCTAATTTTCTTCAAAGCAACCCGATGGTTAAAGCAGCTCAAAGCAAACTCGCTATTGCGCAATTTATTGGTAACAGTGGCATGTGGTCTGATGCCATGGCATCAATAAAAGATATTCATGAAGCAGCAAAGCACGAAGAAGACCATATGTTTTGTGGTCGTACGGATGCGCTTTCAGGACTTCAATTTCGTGATGTTATTTTAAATTACGACCTGTACGGAGATTTAATTTCCGTAGATGCTGACTTGCTTACAGGTCAATATAAAGTAAATACCGAAGTTTCATTTTAATTATCGAATAAATGAATTAATGCCTTAAATGGCAGGTATCCACACACCTTAACGCAGGAATAAATATGGAAACCGAAACACACCACTGCTATGGCTGCGGCGGCTCCTTTGCACGCGAAGAGTTGCAATATCGCCCTTCTGGCCGAGGAGCTTATCGCAAAGTGGCATATTACTGCCCTATCTGTAACGAAAAGGAAAAAAAGAAAGATCAATTAAAGGCTACGCAGTCTTTAGTTCGTAAGTCATTACCTTCAAGGCCTGCAAACTTTCAATTACGGCCAGCGGCGTGGAATAAATAATTATGAAAATAGAATTTAACGATAAAGGTGTAATCGCAACCGCTATTATAACCAGCACGGTATTCGAATTCCGCCAACACAACCGCGCCGTTGATACCGCCTTATTCCTGGCTCCTTCCGTTCGGTCTAAACGTAGCGGTTTCTTTATAATGAAAACAGTTATTTCCGGGAAAACATCACATGTGCTTCGTGCGTATAAAGCGCTTAAAGCGGAGGTATCACGATGAGCAAATCACTAAATGCACGCTGTATCCGTCGCTGGGAAGTGGAATTTAAACCTATCTGCGATTCTAAGGTGAATCCGTTCTGGCGTAAGAGTGACCTCCATGGGTATATCCGCGAAGCAGCGCTGACCACCGCTTACAGCATGGTCGAGAGCATGGCTGAACGTAACGCTAAGGTTGACTATGACGGTGAGCCAAACGGATGGTCGCCAGAATTTTCAGCCTGGTATCGTGAGCGCCGGGAAAAGTACCTCAAAGAGGCGCGTGACTACCTGGACGAAGAAGCTACAAACGACGAAATCGACGAGGAGATCGAAAACGAACTGGAAGCATGGAACGACTGAATTACACAAAAACACAACTGAACTGATTTCCAATAATCAACATTAAACCGGGGAACTGATTATAGTTTCCCGGCCATGAGGTTATTTATGGCCGATATTACTCAAGAAGATGAATGGGTGATGGAAAAGGGAATTGTAGCGAAGATGTATATGACTCCCCGGCAAATTAAATCTTACCGGGAGGGGAGATGGATCGAGGGCATTCATTATAAGAAGCACCCACCAGATCCAAAAGCTTCAGAAGGAAGAGTAACGCTTCTCTACAACTACACCAGGATTAATAGGCTTGTCGGGGAAACATAATGAATATGCCTGCTGGCGTAGAGCTGCATGGGAAAGGAATAAGAATTAGCTTTCTATATCGCGGCATACGTTGCCGCGAAGTTTTGCGGGGCTGGACTGTATCAAATAGCAATATAAAAAAAGCTGGCAATCTCCGTGCTTTAATTATGAGTGAGATTCAGCAAGGTAAATTTGACTATGCAGAGCACTTTCCTGAATCAAAGGCGCTTCAAAAATTCACCACGACGCAAAAAATTAAAACATTCGGTGAATTATGCAAAGTTTATCTTGATGCCAAAAAGCTTGAGATTTCAGCTGCATCATTCAGAGGTGCGGAATCACGGATAGCAACACTTTGCGCTATCGTCGGAAGTAATACGCATATTGCGGATATTCAGCATACCGATCTGTTGAATTACAGGAACGCACTGTTAACTGGTAACACATTTAGCGATCACGCGCCCTGGCTTAAAAGAAAAGGTCGAGCTGTATCCACGGTCAACGGCCTGATGAACAATCTGACTGCATTGCTCAAGCTGGCGAATCTGAGCGGCTTTATCGAGCATACCCCTCACGAAGGTATAAAGATGCTTAAGCGCTCCAGGAGAGACCCGGATCCGCTTCTCCAGAGCGAGTACGAAGGTTTTATAAAAGCGTTATCCCCTCGGTATGCTTTGCTCTGGACTACAGCTATCTTTACGGGTCTTCGGCATGGCGAGCTAACAGCTTTAGCCTGGGAGGATGTAGATCTTGATAAGGGTGAGCTTCACGTCAGGCGTAATCAAACTAATGAGGGGCTGTTTGTGCCACCCAAAACCGAAGCGGGGAACAGAACTGTAACCCTGCTTGAGCCTGCGCTGAACGCCTTACGTGAGCAATTCAAGATAACTGGCGCATTAAGCAAAACCGAAATCACTTTTCATCACCGAGAACATGGCTTAACTGAACAACAAAAATTGCGATTCGTGTTTATCCCGCCCAAAAACTGGCGCGGGGAAACGAAGTATTACGGCTCTCAGTCTCTGGGGTATAGTTGGGAGGCGGGATTAAAGAAGGCTGGAATAAGGAACAGACGCCCTTACCAGTCGCGCCACACGTTCGCATGCTGGCTTTTAACTGCCGGTGCTAACCCGTCGTTTATCGCCGGACAGATGGGTCACGAGAACGCGAAGATGGTTTATGAGATTTACTCGAAGTGGATCGGAGAAATGGATCGTAATCAGGTAGAAATGCTGAACAGCAGTTTTTCTGGCGTAGTGTCCCAAGGATGCCCCAAACGCAAGGTAGTAGGCATAAAAAACGTTTATTTTCAGTAGAATAAAATCACTTGCCGGAATATTAACTTTATTCCAACATGAATGCTCACTACGCCGCAATGGCGGCGAAATAAAAAGCAGGAGCGGATATGATTACGCTGTGGGGCAGAAATAACTCAACCAATGTGAAGAAAGTGCGCTGGGTGCTGGAAGAACTCGACCTCCCGTATCAGCAAACTCTGGCAGGCCTGGAGTTCGGTCTGAATCACGATCCGGCCTATCTGGCCATGAACCCCAACGGTCTGGTACCGCTATTGAAAGATGCAACGACCGATGTCGTGCTCTGGGAATCAAACACCATTATCCGCTATCTGGCCGCGCAGTATGGTCAGAATCGCCTGTGGGTGGAGTCGCCAGCCGAGCGCGCCCAGGGAGAAAAATGGATGGACTGGGCCAACGGTTCGCTCTCGCCTGCCCATCGACCCGTTTTAATGGGCCTGGTCAGAACGCCTGTTGAAAAACGCGATCCTGCCGCCATTGAAGCCGGTATTGCCGCCTGCGAGACGCTGTTCGCTATTCTGGACGACGAGCTGTCGCGCCATCAGTGGCTGTCGGGCGATGCCTTCGGCCTCGGCGATATCGCCGTCGCGCCGTTCGTCTACAACCTGCTGGAAACGGTAAAAACCTGGCAGCCGCGCCCGCATCTGCAGCGCTGGTACCAGCAGATCGGCGAACGTCAGGCCTGGCGCAACGTGGTGATGATCCCGGTCACCTGATTTTAACCCGCCGGACTCACCTTCAGCAGCTCACCGTTGGATTCGTCGGTTAACACATACAAATAACCATCGGGTCCAACGCGTACGTCGCGAATGCGTCTACCGCGATCGGTCAGAATGCGCTCCTGCTCCGTGACTTTATTGCCATCAACCTTGAGCACAATGAGCGATTCATCCTTCAGCGCGCCGATAAACAGCCTGTGTTGCCACTGCGGAAAAACCTGCGCGTTGTAAAACGCCATACCGCTCACCGCCGGCGACTTCTCCCAGACAAATAGCGGCGCTTCGGTGCCTTCCGCCTTTTTGCCTTTGGCTTCCGG